GCACGTTCGAGCTTCTGATTGCCGGATCGCTTGTCACCATTGCGGCTAGTCACCTGGCTATCGCCGGCAGGCTTGCCGCGCTCCAGCGTGATATTGCTGAAATCTGGAAGCGCATGCCACGCATAGATTAGTGGGCTGTCCTACATACCCGCCGCTGTGCTTACGGTCGCGCATGGATCGAGAGCCGGATTGGAAAGCGCGCGCGGTTGCGCTGGAGTGGTGGACGGCCACGGCGATCGTCGCGGGAGCGTTGATCTATGGGGTCGTTTCAGCAGCCATCGCGCTGTTGGGTGTGTAAACTACATAAACGCCACTAGATCAGCACGCTCGGAAACTGTGATTCGACGGGGCGGCGGAGCCTCCCATCAGAGCAGGCGGTGGATCGGCGTCCAAAGCAGGAGCACGCACCCGATCGCCGCAAAGGTGACGAGCGCCCAGAACTCCCTGGGCTCGTCGTGCCGCGCGAATGCCAGCGGGCTGCCGTCGCCGAAGCCGGAAGGCCACAGCGTCGCGGTGGACGTCCGCAGCGTGCGGACGAGCCAGGCGAACAGGGCGATCGCGAAGCCGACCGGCATGATCAAGGGTTCGGCCCACCGCAGGGTCTGGAGAAGCTGTTCGACCGCGCCCACGCCGCGAGACTAGCGGCCTCGCGAAGCAACGCAAGAACCGGGGAGACGGCATGAAATGGTTCGGGAAGAAGGCCGCGCGCGGCAGTGCGCGGCCGGCGCTGGCGCGCGGGTTCGGGATGGCGTTCGGGAGCGGCGAATGGCCGCGATCCTATGAAGCGCAGGTGCGCGATGCCTATGCCCTGAACCCGGTGGCGCAACGGGCGGTGCGGCTGGTGGCGGAAAGCGTCGGTTCGGCGCCGATCGCCTGTTCCGAACCCGAGGTGGCGCGGCTGATCGCGGCGCAGTCGGGCGGCCAAGGACTGGTCGAGACGGTCGCATCGCACCTGCTGCTGCAAGGAAATGCCTATGTGGAGGTGCTGACGGGCCGGTCCCTGGATACGCGCCTCTCGACTTCGCTCGCAGCGAACGGAGAAGAAGTAGCCGAACTCTTTGCCTTGCGGCCAGATCGGGTCTCGATCGAGGCGGACGTGCGCGGGTGGCCAGGCGCCTATCTGTACCGCGTCGGCGAGGTGACGCAGCGAGTCGAGCCGGAGCGGCTGGTGCATGTGCGGACGTTTCACCCGACCGACGATCATTACGGGCTCGGCTGCCTCGGCGCCGCGGCGGGCGCCGTGGCGATCCACAACGCGGCGACGCGGTGGAACAAGGGATTGCTGGACAATGCGGCGCGGCCGAGCGGGGCGCTGGTGTACGAGCCGCAGGACGGGTCCAATCTCTCGCCGGAGCAGTTCGAGCGGCTGAAGGCGGAGCTGGAAGCGAGCTTCCAGGGCGCGGGCAATGCGGGCCGGCCATTGCTGCTGGACGGCGGTCTTCGATGGCAGGCGCTGAGCCTGACGCCCGCGGACATGGATTTCGTGTCGCTCAAAGCGGCCGCCGCGCGCGAGATCGCGCTGGCATTCGGCGTGCCGCCGATGCTGCTCGGCCTGCCCGGCGACAACACATACGCGAATTATCGCGAGGCGAACCGGTCGCTGTGGCGGCTGACGATCCTGCCGCTCGCCGCCAAGATTTACGGCGCGCTGGCGCAGGGACTGGCGCCGTGGTGGCCGGGCGTGACGGTCGCCGTCGATGTCGACCGGGTCCCCGAGCTGAGCGAGGATCGGGAGCGGCTGTGGGCGATGGTGTCGGGCGCGGATTTCCTGTCGCCCGAGGAAAAGCGGACGACGGTGGGATTGTAGTTCGCGCGAAGACGCGAAGAGTGATCGGTTCGCGCGAACCAGATGGAGACAGGCTGATGTCTCAGGACACGATGCTCGCTGCGCTGCTGGCGCAGGCGGAGAGCGAAGGCGCCTTGCGCGCGACGCTGCGCGGGCTGGTCGAGGAGGCGTCGGAGCTCGGGGCGCGGCGGGCGCTCGCGTCGCTGGGGCTGGAGGATGCCGCCGCGGGCAAGGACATGCGCGAGCTGCGCGACCTGCTGGGCGCCTGGCGTGACGCCAAGAAGTCGGCGGTGCAGGCGGTCGCGGGCTGGTTCGTGCGGCTGCTGCTGGCGCTGATGGTGGTCGGGATCTCGGTGAAGACCGGCCTGTGGGCGCGGCTTTCGTGATGCGGTTCGCGGGCTATGCGGCCGTGTTCGACCGGCCCGATCGCGGCGGCGACGTGATCCGGGCGGGAGCATTCGCTTCCGCGCGCGGCGCGGTGCCGCTGCTGTGGGAGCATGGCGGGCCGGCGGGCTCGGTCGAGCGGATCGAGGAGGATGCGCGCGGGCTGCGCGTGATCGGGGCCGCCGAACGCGAGCTTCGGCCCGGCATGGGCTTGTCGATCGGGTACCGGGTCCGGGCTGCACGCGACCTGCCGCGCGGACGCGAGCTGCTCGACCTGGAGCTGCTGGAAGTGAGCCTGGTGCGGTTCCCGATGCAGCCGCTGGCGCGGGTGCTTGCGGTGGAGGCGCGGCGCTGACGCGCCGCACCCCTCACCCCGCTCAGCTTCGCTGAGTCGCCCTCTCCCGCAAAGGGAGAGGGGCATTTTTGAAGCAGGAGAAAGCGATGGAACAGGTGACGGGCTCGCTGGAGGCGAGTTTCGAGACGGTGACGCATGCGCCGGCTATGGAGCGGCCGGCCTTGTCGGGGGCGCGCGTGAGCGGCTCTCGGGAAGCGTTCGTCGACGGGTATCTGCGGCGCGGCTCCGAAATCGAGCTGAAGAGCTTTACCGGCGCGGTCGCCGGCGACGGCGGCTATGCGGTGCCGAAGGAGATCGACGCGGTCATCGACCGGACACTGACGGCGATCTCGCCGATCCGCCGGATCGCTAATGTGGTTCGTGTCGGCTCCGCCGGCTATCGCAAACTGGTGACGACCGGCGGCACGCCTTCGGGCTGGGCGTCGGAGACCGGGACGCGGGCGGAGACGGCGACGCCGAGCTTCAAGGAAATCGCGCCGCCGATGGGCGAGTTGTTCGCCAACCCGGCCGCGAGCCAGGCGATGCTGGACGATGCGGCGTTCGACGTCGAGGGCTGGCTGGCGGGCGAGATCGCGACCGAGTTCGCGCGCGCCGAGGGGGCGGCGTTTGTCTCCGGCGATGGCGTGAACAAGCCCATGGGTTTCCTGACCGGCACGCCGACCGATGAGCCGGACGACGAGCGGGCGTTCGGGACGCTTCAGTATCTGGCGACCGGCGCTGCCGGTGCGTTCCCGGCGTCGAGCCCGCAGGACAAATTGATCGACCTGATCCAGTCGCTACGCACGCCTTATCGGCAGGGCGCCGCGTTCGTGATGAACTCGGCGACGCTGGCGCGCATCCGCAAGTTCAAGACCGCGGACGGCGCCTTTCTGTGGCAGCCGGCGATGGCGAGCGGCCAGCCGGACACGCTGCTCGGCTATCCGGTCGTGGAGGCCGAGGACATGCCGGACATCGCCGCCGACAGCTTCTCGATCGCGTTCGGCAATTTCCGTGCCGGCTATCTGATCGCGGAGCGGAGCGAGACGAGCATCCTGCGCGATCCGTTCACCCACAAGCCGTTCGTCCATTTCTACGCGGTCAAGCGGATCGGCGGCGCGGTGACCAACGCCGAAGCGATCAAGCTGCTGAAGTTCGCCGCGAGCTGACAAGCCCCACCTCCGGCCCCTGCTCCTTCGACCTGGCTCAGCACAGGCCTGAAGGGGAGGGGCTTTGCACCTGTCGAGGAGATCATCATGTCCGATCCGTTTTCCGGGCTGGTCGACGGCGTGTCGGCGCCGGCGACGCGCGGTGTCGCGGTCAGCCCGCACGACAGCAATCCGCTTGCCGAGATGCCGAAGGCATTGTTCATCGGCACGGCCGGCGACCTGGTCGCGCGAGGCATCAACGACGGCGCCGACGTGACATTCAGGAACCTGGCGGCGGGGTCGGTGCTGCCGTTCCGCGCGCGTTTCGTGCGGGCGACCGGCACCACGGCCGCCGACATCGTGGCGCTGTACTGATGGGGATCTTCGGTTTCGCGACGGACCTCGCGGTGCGGCAGCGACGGGTGAGCGCACCTGCCGCGCCGGCCGCGGCGATCACGTCGCTGGAGGTTCTGGGCGCGGCCGTCCTGCCCGATGGGGCGGACGCCGCGATCCCGAACGGCTGGGTCGCGAAAGCGACGTTGCCGGATGACGGCGTATCAGCCTTCGACCCGAAGAAGATCAGCCTGACGGTCACCGATCCGGGCTTCGACACGGCGGGCAATGCGACGGTCGTGACGCGCACGATCACCGGCACCGAGATCGTCCGCAAGCAGTATCCGAACCAGGGGCAGCGGCTGAACTCGGCACCTGGCGGTATCGGCACGCCGCGCACCGTCTATTTCGCGCTGTCGGAAGAAGTGTTCGCTGGATCGACGATCACCGCCGCCAATGCCGCCGCCGGCTATTATGGCGGCGCGGCGGCCGGATCGATTGCGGGGATCGTCAACTCGTCGTCGCTCGCCTATCCGGTGCCGCTGTTCGCCTGGCTGCAGCCGCAGCACGAGCGGGCGACGGGGGCAAGCTTTGCCGTCGAGGCGGCCTGTTATCACCGCCACGCGATGAACGGGCAGCAGGTCGCCTGCATCGAGTTCTACGGCCGCGATGCGGCGGGCGGCAACCTGACCGCGGTGCAGCGCGCGTCGCTGCCGGCGCTCTCCGCCTTCCAGACGGCGGGCCCGATCGTCGAGGCATGGAAGGCGACGATCCCGCTGGCGACGCTGCCGCAGGGCGATCTGTGCCAGGCGATCGCGGTGGTGAAGCCGTGGATCGGCCCGGCCTTCGACCTGTCGGTGGCGGGAACCGGCGTCTATGGCACGCTCACCGCCGGCACGCCCGTCGACACGGCCCAGCCGGAGACGCCGCTGCGCTTCCTGTGCGACAAGACGGGCGGCTATGGCGGGCTGCAGGCATGGGTGAAGGCCGGGGCGTCGGGTGGCGCGGTCGGCTCAAGCGCGACGCCGTTTGCGACCGTGCAGGCGGCGCTTGCCGCGCTCGCCACCGCCAACGGCAGCGGCAAGGGCCATGCCGACCATAGCGGCTCGACGATCTTCCTGATGGACAATGGGGGAGCCGCCGTCGATCACGCGATCGGCGCCACCAGCGCGACGGCGGCGGGCAAATGCTGGACCGATATCAAGGTCGATCCGGCCGCCACCGGGCAGGTGCGCGCGACCGTCGCCGGGCTGGTCGCGACCGCCGACCTGCTGCGCTTCTTCGTGCCGTTCTTCGTTAACGCCACCGGCAACAACACGCTGGACGGCGGCAGCAGCGCGAACGTCAAGCGGATCGCGTTCGAGGGCGCGGCGCTCAGCTATGGCGCGAGCCTGCCCGCCCAGGGCCTGACCTTCCGCTTCGGCATGGGCTATTGGCGCAACTGCACGCTTACCAATGCCTTTACCCCCTTCGGCACTTTCAGCGGCCACCGCAACGCGGCGGCGCTGGTGCTCGGCTGCACCGGCAACCTGGTCTCGACCGGTGCCGGCGCCACGCCTTACGCCTTTATCGGCAACGCGATCGACGGGCTGCGGATCGACGACGTGGCGGCGGCCGATGCCAATGCCTTCCCGCAGGACGGGATGATCATCGCCAATAATGTGCTGACGCGCATGGCCGGCGTATTCAAGATCGCGACCCAGCGGTCGATCGCCGGCGCGGCGCGCGTGCAGAACGTGCTGGAGACGGCGGCCGGCTATCCGGCGGGCGGCGAGGCGGCGAACATCGCCGCCGGCGGCACCGCCGCCGTTTCCAACATCGTCTCGATGCACAACACCGTGCCCGGCGTCGGCGTCGGCAGCTCCAACCAGGCGCGGCAGCTCGGCGTCTATGCCGATACGGCAGGCACCGTCGGCGTGCAGCGGCAGATGGTCGAGCGGTTCGAGCTGCTGCACCAGCGCAACTGCAAGGTCGACACCTTCACGGTCAACACGACCGCGACCGGGCGGACCGGCCCCTGGCGCTATCGCTATGGCGTCGGGCTGCTCGGCAACGTCGTCGTCACCGGCGATGCCTCCAGCGGCCTCGCGACCGTGGCCGACCCGAGCGGCAACAACTGGTCGGGCGAGTATCTGGAGCCGGGCAGCAGCTGGACCGCGGGCGAGGCGAACGTGGTGTTCGTCGACAACAAGTCAGGGTCGGCGGGTGCCGGCGGGGGGAATTACGCGCTGAGCGGGGCGGCGAACGCTGCCTATGGGCGCGTGCCGGCAGGGCAAAGTGCGCTGCGGTACGACCTGGCCGGCAGAGCGAGGCTGAACGACGGCACGGGCGCAGCCGGTGCCTATGAGCGGGACTGAGTGCGGACGATCCGCGGCTCAAGGGGAGACAGGCAGATGATCGAGATGGAACCGGCCTTCGCGGGCAGGGCGGGGAGGCGCGCGTGCTGACGATGGTTGGCTTTGCCGATGCCGACCTCGCCGCCGCGCGAGAGGCAGCGAAGCGTTACGCTCGGGTCGAGCAGGCCGGCGAGGATGCCCTGATCGGCGATCTCGCCGCCACCTGCCTGTTGCTGTGCGAGGCATTTTGCGGCCGCATCGGCCTCGCGCGCGAGGCGGTGGAGATTCTGCCTGCCTCAGCCGAATGGAGTCGGCTGGCAGCAGGACCGGTGCGGTCGATCACAGCGGTCGAGGGTATTCCCGCCGAGGGAGCGGCGTTCACGCTGCCAGTCGAATCCTACGCGATCGACATTGACGCGGAGGGGAGCGGGTGGGTTCGCGTGACGACGCCCGGCGCGGCAGGAAGAGTCCGCGTGACCTATCTCGCCGGGCTAGCGGACGACTGGGACCGCCTGCCGGAGCCGCTGCGCCAGGGCGTGGTGCGGCTGACCACGCACCTCTTCGCCCACCGCGACGACGCCCGCGAAGGCGCGCCACCGGCCGCCGTGGCGGCGCTGTGGCGGCCCTGGCGCCGGGTGAGCCTGGGCGAGCCGACAGGGCGGAGCGGAGGGCCTTTCAGATGAGCTTCGAAGCAGAGCTGCAAGCAGCGGTGCTGAGCGCGCTCGCGGCCGAGCCGGCGATCGCCGCGCAGGCGAACGGCGTGTTCCTGGAACGGCCGGCCCGGGCGACGCCCCCTTATCTGGTGCTTGGCCCAATGCTGAGCAGCGACTGGGGCGCGAAGGGCATTGCCGGCCGCGAAGTGCGGCTGACGGTGCGTGTCCACGACGCGGGCGAGAGCTGGTCGCGTGCTGTGTCGCTGCAGGGCGCGGCGAGCTCTGCGATCGATGCCCTGCCGCGCCAGCTGAGCGGATGGCGACTGGGCTCGGTCGTGCTGCTGCGCGCGCGGACCGGCCGCGATGGGCCGAACGGCTGGCTCGGCACCGTCGAATATCGAGTGCGAGCAATGGAGGGCTGACATGCCGATCGAACGGGGAAGCGCGTTTCTGCTGAAGGTGGGAGACGGCGCCGCGCCGCCGGCTTACGCAACCGTTGCGGGCCTGCGGACAACGCAGCTGAGCGTCAATGGCGAGACGGTAGTCGTCACAAACAAGGATTCGGGTGGCTGGCGCGAACTGCTTTCCGGCGCGGGCGTGCGATCGGTCTCGGTATCCGGGGCCGGCGTGTTCACGGGATCGACCGCGGAGGCGCGGTTGAAGGCCAATGCGCTGTCCGGCGTGCTCGACGATTACGAGCTCAGCTTCGAAAGCGGCGAGCGCATGCGCGGCCAATTCCTGGTCTCGCGTCTCGATTATGCCGGAGATTTCAATGGCGAGCGAAGCTACACGCTGAGCCTCGAGAGCTCGGGCGAGGTGGTGTCGCTGTGAGCGCGGCCAACTCTGCGCGCGGCGAGGCAAGTATGCGGATCGGGGGAACCGACCTCGTCTTGCGCCCGAGCTTTGCGGCGCTGGTGGCGGCGGAGGAGGAGCTTGGGCCGTTGTTCGCGCTGGTCGAGCGTGCGGCAGCGGGCGGGCTGAAGCTGTCGGAAATGACGGCGCTGTTCTGGCATTGCCTGCGCGATCGGCCGGAGAACCTGAGCCGCGCGGCGTTCGGTGAAGCCTTGGTGGCCGGCGGGCTGGTTGCGGCGACGCCGGCGCTGAAGCTGTTGCTGCGCCAGGTGCTGCAGGGGCGGTGATCATGGGTCGTCATCCCGGGCTTGACCCGGGACCCACCTGCCCTTCGTCAATGGCCGTGGAAGGTAGGCCCCGGCTCAAGGCCGGGGTGACGGAGTTTGCAATTGCTGCCAGCAGGCTCGCCGGCCTGGCGGGCGCTTTGCTCGGCTGGCGGCCGGCTGAGTTCTGGACAGCGACGCCGGCCGAGCTGGCGACGATCCTCGCGGCCTTGGCGCCGCGCCACGAGGCCCCCGCCGGGAGCGATGTGCTCGCCGAATTGCAGGAGCGGTTTCCCGATGGATGAAGAGATCGAACGCCTGGTCGTGTCGGTGCGGGCGGATACCCAGGACTTTGCCCGCGACGTGGCGGCAATGCGCGCCGAGCTGGAGGGGCCGTTCGGCATCGGAATCGACCGCGCCGGGCGGGCGCTCGAAACCGGGCTGGCCCGCGCGATCCGGAGCGGCAAATTGGGCTTCGAGGATCTGGGACGCGTCGCGCAATCGGTGCTCGCCTCAATCGCGGCGAGTGCAGTGCGATCCGGCGTGTCGTCGATTCTCTCCGGCGTGGGCGCGGTGCTCGACCTGCCGGGACGCGCGACCGGCGGGCCGGTGGCGCCCGGCCGAGCCTATATGGTCGGCGAGCGCGGGCCCGAACTGTTCGTGCCGTCGAGCGCGGGGCAGGTAATGGCCTCGGCCCCGGCCGCCGCGCGGGAAGTGCGGGTGACGGTGAACGTCAATGCGCCTGCCGGGGCGGATGGCGCGAAGGCGCTGGTGCGATCGTCACGACAGGTGGCGCGAGCGGTCAGGCGGGCGATGGAGGGGTAGATCGTCGAGAGATCCAATCGGGATGATCTCTATCAACCCTTTGCGACATTTATCTTTTGTGACATCTGATGGCAGGTCGAACCAGGAGGTTTCATGCCGATAGCTTCGTCCGGAAGCGATGCGCTCTTTTTGCTGGTCGCTGCGCTCGTCGTATTTGGCCTGACGGCGCTCGCCGCATACTTATTTGGTCGCCGATTAGCCCGGCGGAGCCGCTTCCTCGCAGTCTTGGCCTGCGCTTCGACAGTGCCGGCGTTAATCACTGCCTCAGCAGTGGCTCTGCTCATCACGGCTCCTGATGGACCGCCACCAAACGACGCGCCCGCCATGCTCTTCGTGGCTCTCACTACCTTGGCGATGCTTTCGTGCATAGTAAGCATCCCAGCAAGTGCATTGCTGATCCGAAAAGCCGACTAGGCCAACCGCCACTTTCCACTCATTGCCGACGTTGCCAATTCGACTCGCGACCTGGCGGACAGGCGGGGTCGTAGAGCGCGAGCCGGGATCCCCAGCGGACAAGCCTGACCGCGTCGCCGACCTTGCAGGCCCGGCCGCGGCCGTCATCCGGCCATGCCACGGAGATGGTGCCGCCGTCCGGCATTCGCACATCGACGTGAAGGCGGTTCGGCGAAAGCGTCGCCTTCCGAAAAGTCGACCAGAAACCGACGATCGTTCCCTGAACGCGTTCCGGCCGTCCGGGTGGCGGCTTCGAGATTGCCGCCAGCAGAAAGACGAACCCGGCCAGCATGGCGATGCCGATCAGGATTACGAGCGCTTCTCGCGCGCGGAATGACCAGATCGAGCGCACCGCGCGGCCCTGGCGTGGATTCGCAGGCGTAACAAGGAGGGTCCTGACATGGGTCATTGGCTCGCTCAGTCGCGGACGTGCCAGGAAACGAGCTTCGTCAAAAGGTTCGATGCACGCTTCTGGACCGTGGACTTCCCGCGGCCGATGATGGCGTCGGTCGTGACCATCGAGGCCGATGCGCTGCGGGTCGACGCGGTCTTCTACCGCAAGGACGATCTGGCGGGGCTGATCTGGTTGACGGAGGATCGTTACGATCATCCGCTGCTGGCGTACGAGACCTCGCGAGACTTCCGGCGATGCAGGCTCAGCTTTCGATGGCGCTCGTCGGGGATCATTGCGCTGGACGCCGTGGACGGGCCGACCCTGACCATCGAGGGCCGCGACGAGGCGGGGGCCGCCCGATCCTGGTTCGTGCGATTGTGGAACTATGCGGAAGGGGCGCCGGAGGACGCCGTCGTCAGCCTGGACTTCGCGGCATTGCAGTCCGGCTCTTCGCTTGCGGGCGAGGCGGTCTGGGCCGGCGATGTGGACCGGATGTTCATCTCCCTGGTGCCGCCGGGCTATGACGAAGCGGGTGGCGACCTGGCGGCGCCGGCGGAAGGCTGGGCGGAGCTGACCGATATCCGATGCGACGGCTCCGGCTCCGTCCTTGCGATCGGCGACGTGATGCTGCCGCCCCACCAGCTGCGCATCGCGACCGGCTATGACGACGCGTACAACCTGACGCCAGCGCGGCTGCTGCGCAACATGGTTCAGCTCGGCTATCGCGCGCTGATCAACCACTATGTCGGCATGAGCCATTATTTCCGGCTGGATGGCGGGCTGGCGACGCTTTCCGGCGGCGCGCTCAATGGACCTTGCGCCGCATGGCATCGCGATCTGGCGGCGCGGGCGAAGTCGCTCGGATATGAGCTGATCGTTTCGCTCTCTTACGAATTGCTCGACGCGCATTGCCCGGAGGCGTGGAAACAGCGGGCCGCCGACGGCGCGCCGGCGCTGACGGGCTGGGATCCGCCCTCGACGCTGCTGTCTCCGGCGAACGCAGAAGCGATGGCCTATCTGCAGGCGGTCGCAGCCGCGTTCGTCGGGATCGTCGTCGATGCCGGCCTGCCCGTGCGCTTTCAGGTCGGCGAACCCTGGTGGTGGGTGGCGCCGGACGGGACGCTGTGCGTGCATGACGATGCCGCGAAAGCAGCGGTGGGCGGGGGCATTCCCGCAGATGCCGAGGCAGGCGCGATGCTCGCCGTCTCGACCGCCGCGCTGACGGCGGCGGTAAAGGCGATCGCACCAACGGCCGAGACGCTGCTGCTCGTCTATCTGCCGACCGTGCGCGGCCGCGAGGAGGCACTGGTGCCCGCCGGCTGGGCCTCGCCCGCGTTCGACGTGCTGCAGCTCGAAGATTATGAATGGGTGACGGCCGGCGATGTCGGCGCGAGCAGCCGCGCTGCCGCCGGGATCGAGGCGCGCCTCGGCTATAGCGCGGGGCGTCAGCATTATTTGAGCGGCTTCGTGCTGCGGCCCGAAGACAAGGCCGGCTGGCAGCGCATCGCGGATGCGATCGAACGCGCACGCGGTCGTGGCGTCGCGGAGACGTTCGTCTGGGCACTGCCGCAGGTGATCCGCGACGGCTTTATCTGGTTTGACGAGGAGGCGGATGTGGACAGTTTCGCGGATGTCGGTTTCCCGATCGCGATCGGCCGTGAGGCGAGCGTCGAGGCGGCGACTTCGACCGCGATCGCAGCCGGGGCGGGTGGGCGCGAGCAGCGCAACGCCGAATGGGCCGAAGCGCGGCTGACGTTCGACGCCGGGCCGGGAATCCGGTCGGAAAACGATCTTGGCGCGCTGCTCGCCTTTTTCCGGGCGCGGCGTGGGCCGGCCCAGGCGTTCCGCTTCCGCGATCCCTTCGACGACAGCTCGCACGGCATGACGGGCGAGCCGGGGCCGGAGGATCAGCTGCTGGGAACAGGCGACGGCGTGCGCACCGTCTTCGCGCTCGTAAAGGACTATGATGGAGTGCCGCGCCGCGTCACCCGGCCGGTGGCGGGGACAGTACGGGTGGCGGTCGATGGCACGGAGACCAGCGGATGGACCCTTCAGGACGAGGGCGCGATCGGCTTCGATGCTCCGCCCGCTCCCGGCGCAATCGTGACGGCGGGGTTCCGCTTTGACGTGCCGGTTCGGTTCGCCGAGGACCGGCTGGCGGTCAATCGGGCGACGTTCCTGGCCGGCGAGTCGGCGAGCGTGCCCCTGATCGAAGTGCGCGAAGGATGAGCGGCTTTCTGGATGCGCCGCTGACCAGCTTTGCCCTGTGCTGGCGGGTCGAGCGGCGGGATGGCGTGGCGCTGGGGTTCACCGCGCATGATCGCGACCTGCTGATCGACGGGTTCCGCTATCGCGCCAGCCCCGGCATTGCCCCGTCCGCGATCGAGGACGGCGATCCGCTCGACGCCGACACGCTCGAGATCGCAGGCGCGCTGACAGCCGACGCGATCAGCGAGGGGGACCTGCGCGCCGGGCGATGGAATGGCGCTGCGGTGCGCGTGCTGGCGGCGGACTGGTCCGACCCGCGGCGCAATGTTCGGCTTGTCGCGGGGGAACTCGGCGCCGTCTCCCTGGAGCGCGGCCGATTCTCGGCCGAATTGAGGGGGCCGGGAGCACTGCTCGACCGTCCTGTCGTCGAAGAGACGACGCCCTTGTGCCGGGCGGAGCTGGGCGACCGGCGGTGCCGCGTCGATATGGCAGGCCGGGCTGAGGTCGCGCGAATCCTGGCCGCTGAAGATGCGCTGCTGACGCTCGACCGATCCGAGCCCGGGCCGAACGGCTGGGGCGGCGGAAGCGTTCGCTGGCTGGACGGCGCCAATGGCGGGCTCAGCGCATCCGTGCTGACGAGCAGCGGCGCCTCCGTCACGCTGTCGGAGCCGCCTCCGTTCCTAGTGGCGGCGGGCGAGCGGGTCGAGGTCCGCGAAGGTTGTGACAAGCGCTTCGAGACCTGCCGCGCGCGATTTTCGAATGCGGCGAACTTCAGGGGCGAGCCGCATCTGCCGGGCATCGATCTGCTGACGCGCTATCCCGGCGAATGAATGCGGTCGAACAGGCGGCGATTGCGCTTGTCGGCGCGAAGTTTCGCCTTCACGGCCGCGATCCGGCGACCGGCCTCGACTGCGTCGGCGTGGTCGCGCGGGCAACCGGCATCGAGGCGCCGAGCGGCTATGCGTTGAGAGGCGGCGATGCGGGCAGGGTGTCGGCGCTGATCGAGCGGGCCGGACTGATCCCCGTGAGCGAGGCGGTGCCGGGCGACGTGATGCTGATGCGAACGGGGCCGGCCCAGCTTCACCTGGCGATCCGTACCGCGCGCGGGCTCGTCCATGCCGACGCGGCATTGCGACGCGTCGTCGAGCGGCCGGGCCGGCCGGATTGGGAGATTTTGGGGCTATGGCGACAATCGTCCTGAGCACCGTCGGCTCGCTGCTGGGCCCGGTCGGACGCGCGGCCGGGGCGTTGCTCGGCCAGTCGGTCGACGGGCTGATCTTCAAGCCGACGGGCCGCGAAGGACCGCGGCTCCAGGACCTGAAGGTCCAGACCTCAAGCTATGGCGCCCAAATCCCGAAGCTGTTCGGCACGATGCGCGTGGCCGGCACGGTGATCTGGGCGACCGACCTGGTCGAGCATCGCGCGAAGCAGGGTGGCGGCAAGGGCCGGCCGTCGACAACCACCTACAGCTATACCGCGTCGTTCGCGGTGCTGCTCTCGGCGCGGCCGGTCCGCTCGGTCGGACGGATCTGGGCGGACGGGAATCTCCTGCGCGGCGCTGCGGGCGACTGGAAGAGCGAGACGGGCTTCCGGCTTCACCTGGGCGACGAGGACCAGGACACCGACCCGTTCATCGCTTCCGCCGAGGGCGCCGATGGAGCGCCTGGCTATCGCGGCTGCGCCTATGCCGTATTCGAGAACATGGCGCTGGGGCCGTTCGGCAATCGCATCCCGTCGCTGAGCTTCGAGATCGAGGCGGACCCGGGGCCGGTCACGCTTGCGGCCATCCTGGCGGAGCTGAGCGACAATTTTCTAGCCGGAGTCACGGGTCTTGCCTTGCGCGGCTTTGCGGCATCCGGGGAAAGCGTGCGCGCCGTGGTGGAGACGCTGGGTTCGGCAGTGCCGATCGTTCTGCGCGCGACGGACGAAGGGCTGGCCCTGGCCGGGGATGGGGACGAACCGCTCGCGCTGGTCGAGGATGAACTTGCGGAGGTCCGCAGCGAAAGGCTGGCGGCCGATCATGACGTGCCGCGGCTGGTCGCACTCAGCTATTACGAGCCGGCGCGAGACTATCAGGCGGGCGTGCAACAGGCGCGCCGGTCCGGCGGCCGCCGCACCGAACGCATCGAATTGCCCGCTGCACTGGAAGCAGGCGAAGCGCGTGCCCTCGCGGAGGCGGCCCTGGCGCGACGGACCGGCGAACGCGGGCGGCAGTCCGTCAGCTGCGGTTGGGCGCGGCTTGCAGTCGCGCCGGGAACGATCGTCCGGCTTCCCGACCGTGCGGGCCTGTGGCGGGTCGCCGCGCGCACCGTCGACCGGGACGGCGTCCGTCTCGACCTGACGCGCATGGAAGCGGAAGGCATGGCCGCTGCTCCGGCCGAACCCGGGCGTAGCGCTGCCGCACCCGACCGCGTGCATGGGCCGACAATCTTACACGTGCTGGATTTGCCTAGCCTTACCGACACGCTGCCGGCTTCGCCGCGGCTGTATATTGCGGCGGCCGGTGCGTCGGCCGGCTGGCGCCGCGCCGCGCTGATGGCGAGCCTGGACGGCGGCGGGAGCTGGATCGCGATCGGCATCACAGCGGCGCCGGCGATGATCGGCCTGGCGCGAACGGTGCTGCCGCCGGCGGGCGAGGCGCTGTTCGACCAGGCGCACGACGTCGAAGTCGAGCTGCTGCACGCCGGGATGTTGCTTGAGGATGCCGATCCGGACCGGCTTGTCGGCGGCGCGAACCTCGCGCTGGTCGGCGACGAGCTGATCCAGTTCGGCCGTGCGGCTCCGCTGGGAGGCGCGCGGTGGCGGCTGTCGCACCTGGTTCGCGGACGGCGCGGCACGGCGTGGGCCGCCGCTCTCCACGTCGTCGGCGAGCGATTCGTGCTGATCGAACCGGAAGCGCTGTTCTCCTATGACCCGCCCTTGAGTGCCGCCGGCGCCGCTGTCCGCATCCTCGCTTCCGGGATCGGCGATCCGTCGCCCGTCGAGGCGAGCGCGGCAGCGATCGGGGAAGCGTTGCGGCCGCCCGCGCCGGTTCACCTCGCCGCGGCGCGCGCAGCCGACGGTGGATACAGGCTGAGCTGGGTTCGCCAGAGCCGCCTCGGCTGGACCTGGCTCGACGCATCCGATGTGCCGTTGGGCGAGGATCGCGAACGCTATCGCCTCACGATCACGCGAGCCGACGGAGCAGCACGCATCCATGAAATCGAGATCGGACGCTTCGACTATCCGGCCGCCGATGTTGCCGCAGACGCTGCCGCAGGCTCCGTCGTGACAGTGACGGTGACCCAGCTCGGTACAAGCGCGGCCTCGCGTCCCGCATCGATGACCCTCGTGCTTTAGGAGAGATCAATGAGCCTGGAGAGCGCCCGCCTGGCACTGCCCTTCATTGCCGCCGGCCAAGCCCAGAAGGAGCTGACGCACAATGAGGCACTTGCGCTGATCGACGCCGGGCTCGCCGCCGCGGCGGAGAGCGCCGGATCGGACGAGCCGCCGGCCGCTGCCGCCGCCGGCCAGTGCTGGGTCGTCGGCGCCGCGCCGACCGGCCTTTGGACGGGGCATGCCGACGAGCTCGCGTGCTGGACCGATGGCGGCTGGCGCTTTCTGCCGGCTGTCGAGGGTATGAGAGTATGGCTGAAGGACCAGCGGCTATGGGCGGCCCGCGAGGCGGGAGGCTGGGCGATCGGCTCGGTCCGCGGCGCCCGTCTGATCGTCGACGGCGTGCAGGTGGTCGGCGCACGCGGCGCGGCGGTGGCCCCTCCGACGGGCGGCGGCGTGATCGACGCGGAGGCGCGGTCGGCCATCGCGTCGATCCTGGACCGGCTGATCGCCCACGGTCTGATCGGGGGCTGA